ATTAATTGTAAAAATCTTTCTGGTTTCCTACATAAAGTTAATTTATTTTTTAATGGATTATATAATAATAAACAACTTAAATATTCTGCCCCCTGAATATCTGGATAATAATCAAAAATTTTACAAACTTGTCCTAAACCATGCTCTATATTTATATCTTCTTTATAGTACACATATCTATAGGCAAATTCTATATAATCATCTTTATATGCATAATTAATAAAAATAATCTGATCATCACCTGTAACTTCATAATAAATATTTGTAAAATCTAATTTCTTTTTATATTTTAATTCAAGTTTATGAATAATAAACTTAATATAACTAGCACTACGCAATGTATTACATAAGCATGTATTCATTCTCCCAGATAGTTGAGTACCATACATTTTAAAAGCAAAATATTTACTATAAATAGTGAAATCAGTTTGTTTTAATACTTGTAATATATCCTGAAGATTGAAGTATTTGTCTAAATGAAAGCAATGTTTAAACACTTCAATCAAGAAGAAACTATCTATATTCTTGATAAAGTATTCGTGTTGAGTACTATCAAATGCACTTCCATCGCAGCATAACACACCAGATCGAGTATCTATATTATTTATCCAATCCAAAAATTTATTAGCTTTGTTGATATAATTCTCACCTGGACCAGCCCATGGTTGATCATGTAAGATCTTCATACCTACTTCACATACCATTCCCATTAGTAATTTACACATTGATTTTTGAGCACTGATATTTCTTGATTTAGCTTTGAGTTTCTCCCAATTCACATAAATTTTCTCATCAGATTTAGGATGCATATTATAATTATAATCCATCATTTTACCGTCTGAATATTCCTGCATAGCATCTATATACTCTTTTCGTTTTGAACCTAATTTAATAAAATATTCTGTTAAAGTCATTTGATATTTTTTATTTTCAGAAAAAAACTCATCAATCATATCAGATATCCATTTTTGACTATACATTATATATTCCTTTGCTATTACATCATTATAAGATATAGAACTCTGAACTTGACGATAAACAGCTTCACATTCATCTAAAGGACATTTGTGAATTTTCAAAGGCATATTTTCGAACACTATATAACCATTAAATTGAGGAGCGATATTAGATAACGGTTCTAGATCTTTTTCTGGGTCGAAATCGCAATGAAATTCAGATGATTTTGGAATTTTCTTTATAACATATTTACCAATAGTCTTATTACTATATTTATCTGACAATATTTTCTTTTCTTCCTTGGTTAAAGATCGTTGATTACACGAATATTTATACAAAAGAACTAAAAATGAATACATCTCAAACGTATTATTGGGCGAACATGAACTGGTAACAAATATATTAGCACCCAATATTCTAGGAATAAATAATAAATAAACTGGAATTACTCTCAAACCACATTTTCTAATTAAAAATATAGATATAATTGCAAAACTATACTTAACAAATCTTACCATTTGAATAAATTGTGGTTCATTTATAAAAATAATATCTTTACTATAAATATTATAAAAAGCCATTAATAATAAGGTATATTTACTCAATCTATGACTAATTTTAATAACAATAATATTTATTATAAG